GGAGCCGTGGAAAGGATTCTGGGATATTCACAACCGAAGCGGACTACTGGGCTTTTGTCCTAGACCATGGGCTGGTCATCATGCTTCCCACTGAGAAACTGAGGGGGCTGGTAGACGAGGCTATTGAAAAGAAACGCATCAAACCCGGCGGCGATAGAAACTCGTCTATGGGTGCAATGATTGACCTGAAAGACCTAGTGACATCGTGAAGTGTCTGACGAAACAAACATATACCCATCTCAGCGTGAGAAAAAGAAAAACCAACGCAGAGCAAGGAAGTTAGAGGAAGAGGCCCTGAGAAAGAGAATGGTCAGGGAATCTTACGAAAGATACTTCAAGGATAGAGCGGCAGACATGGTCGTAGTCTATCCAGAACCGAGGACTGGAAATGGCAAAACAAGTAACCGTAAAGGTCGCCAAGAAGCGGATTAAACGCAAGGGCAGACACAAGAAGAACCTGAATAAACGAAATAAACGAAAGGACTTCTTTGGTTGATGCTGATACCGGGGTGTCTCATATACTGACCAATAACGCTGTTATTGTATCATTTATAAACCAAATTTGACCATGGGAAAGACAATGAAACAAATGATGTGCGACCCGCCTAGCGGTTGGAAATATGGCTTCCCAAAACCTTTGCCGGAACATCTAGCGCAGGGGCTAACCTCACAACCAACAGATGATGCCAGCAAGTATGGTGAGACCGTGTTGGAATGGATTGTTGCCGAGGGCTACCCTCAAGAAGAGATAGACAAGTGCGGCGAACATTTTTGGCTACGGTACTGGGAAGCGGAGTAGCAGTGTAATGCAAATGCATTACCTATGCGCTGAAACGCATAAAACCCAGATATGCGCTGAAGCGTATATCACCCCGAAAGGGACAAATAGTTTAATCACGCCAAGGAATTGGCACTAACAGTCCCGATAAGGATGATTAAAGAAACCTCGTAATTTGAACACCTAAAGTTAAATTTGCAAGGGAGTCACAAATGGCCGACAGGTTCGACATCGAAGATAAAATCATGAGGGCATCGGTTATCCTTGATGATATCGACTGTCTTAGGGATGCCCTTGCTCGAAGAGACATGACACCAGATGAATTAGACAACTATCTCTTGGGTATGCATTCGATATACATGGCGAAGTTTGACGACTTGGAAGACACAGTCTGCCAAGTGTTCAAACTCAATCAATACAGAGAATAAAAACAGTCACCTCACCAACAAGTCTGATATTTTAATATCTGAGGTAATCTGCACACCGGAGACTGAGTCTTTTGCTAGACGCAAAACAGATACTCGAAAATCTGGAAACATTGCCCGAAGACCACCGAGCCGCAATTTCAGCGGCTCTTTCTGATTGGCATCACACCAACCAGTTACAGGGTGCGAGGGACAACTTTCTGGACTTTGTTAAACTCATGTGGCCCATCTTCCTCGAAGGGCCGCACCATAGAATTATGGCTGAGAAGTTTCAGGCTGTTGCAGATGGCCAATTGAAAAGGGTGATTATCAACATCGCCCCACGCCACGGTAAGTCTGAACTTACATCGTGGCTACTCCCAGCTTGGCTGATGGGCAAGGACCCGTCTCGCAAAGTGATTGCGGCAACGCACACCTCAGACTTTTCTGTGCGTTTCGGCAGGAAGGTGCGAAACCTTATCGCAAGCCAAGACTATGCCGATGTCTTCCCTGATGTCTCTCTTCGGGCAGACTCTAAGGCCGCAGGCCGCTGGGATATTTCTGGTGGCGGGGAATACTTTGCTGTTGGTGTAGGCGGTGCGATGACAGGGCGCGGTGCGGACCTGTTGATAATTGATGACCCGCACTCAGAAACGGCGGGTATTCTCCCCACCAACGAATACTTTGACAGCGTCTACGAATGGTATTCGTCTGGTCCGAGACAGCGTCTCCAGCCGGGTGGGGCAATTATCATCGTGATGACACGCTGGCATGAGCGCGACCTGACGGGTCAAATCCTCAAGGCTAGTGAGGAGCGAAAGGGCGCGGACCAGTGGGAAGTCATTGAACTTCCCGCGCTTTACGAAAGTGGCGAACCCTTGTGGCCAGACTTCTGGAGCAAGGATGAACTTGATGCGCTGAAGGCTGAACTACCGCTGAGTAAGTGGCTGTCCCAGTATCAACAGAAGCCAACCGCAGAAGAAGGCGCACTAATCAAAAGGGAATACTGGCGTAAATGGGAAAGGTCCAGTCCCCCTGCATGCAGTTACATAATCCAATCAATAGACACGGCGCACACCAAGAGCGCACGGTCTGACTACTCCGCTATAACGACTTGGGGGATTTTCGACCACCCAAACGAGGATGGTCAGACTGTGCCAAACATCATTCTTCTGGATGCAATAAATGAAAAACTTGAGTTTCCCGAACTTAAAAACCGTTCTCTCGAACTCTATTATGCTTATGAGCCTGACAGCTTCATTATCGAAGCAAAGGCGGCGGGTCTCCCGCTTATTCAAGAACTTCGCGCTTCAGGTATTCCTGTTATGGATTACACTCCGAGTCGCGGTCAAGACAAACTTTCGAGAGTTAACGCGGTTTCTGACATCTTCGCCAACGGTATTGTATGGCATCCAGAAACTAGATGGGCTGAAGAAGTCGTTGAGCAATGCGCGGCATTTCCTCAAGGAGCGCATGACGACCTTGTGGACTGCACTACGCTTGCGCTGATGCGGTTTCGTCAGGGTGGGTTCCTCAGCCTCGTATCAGATTATGAAGAAATTGACGATGAGTGGCGTTCCCCAAGACGCGAACCTTGGTATTAAGGAATTAGAGCATGGCCGAAGAAGCTGAAAAGCTAGAAGATGATGTGATGGGTATCGGGGTTATTAACCCTGAAGCCGTTGTAATTCAAGATGATGACGGCTCTGTTGTGATTGATTTTACGCCTCCTGAGGAAATGGAAGGTGATAACATCCCGTTTGGCGCGAACCTCGCAGAGTTTATGGAAGACGGGGAGTTGGCTGTGTTGGCTGACGAACTGGTCTCGCTTTACGAGGAAGACCGCGCCTCCAGACAGGAGTGGGAAGACACCTATATTGACGGTCTAACCCTGCTCGGCGTGAAGATTGAGGACCGCACAACGCCATTTGATGGCGCATCTGGCGTTACGCATCCCATCCTAAGCGAGGCGGTAATCCGCTTTGTCTCTCAGGCCATGATGGAAATATTCCCAGCAAACGGCCCAGTAAAAACACAGGTTGTAGGGAAAAGCACCCCAGAAAAGTCTCAGCAAGCCCAGCGTGTTCAGAACTATATGAACTATCTCCTGACCGAGGAGATGGAAGACTACCGACCATCAATGGAGCAACTGCTCTTCAAGACTGCATTGGCCGGTTCAGGTTTCAGAAAAATTTACTACGACCAAACCTTTGACCGCCCTGAGAGCATCTTCATCCCGGCAGAGGACTTTGTGGTCAGTTACGGAACGACAGACCTTTCGTCTTCAATTCGTCACACGCATGTGATGCGGAAGACAGACAACTTCGTCCGCAAGATGCAAGTCAATGGCTTCTATCGTGATGTCGATATTGGCGATTCAGCGGGGGATACTACTGATGTCCAAACAAAGTATGACGAACTCACAGGCGTCACGGAAGTCAGTCAGGGAGGTCTTAGAACAGTCCTTGAAATACACACAGAACTTGACCTCGAAGGGTTCGAGGACATGGGGGACGATGGAGAGCCAACAGGAATTGCCCTCCCATATGTCGTCACAATCGACTACCAGTCGAATACCATCCTTGGAGTTCGCCGCAATTACAATGAGGAAGACCCACTAAAACGGCCCCTCAAACACTTCGTTCACTACAAATTCCAGCCGGGGCTAGGGTTTTATGGTTTCGGCCTTATACATCTCATTGGCAGTATCGCTAAGTCTTCCACCTCAATTCTGCGTCAACTGATTGATGCTGGAACGCTCTCCAACCTTCCTGCCGGTTTCAAAGCAAGAGGGTTGCGGATTAAAGGTGACGATAGGCCAATCGAACCCGGAGAGTTCAGAGACATTGATGTTCCGGGTGGGGCCATAAAAGACAGTATTCTACCTCTTCCCTTCAAAGAGCCATCAGGAACTCTTGCTCAATTGATGGGGGTACTGGTTGATGAGGGCCGGAGGTTTGCATCTATTGCCGACCTGAACATTGGGGAGGGTAATCAGCAGGCACCGGTGGGAACAACGCTCGCTTTGATTGAGCGGTCTATGAAAGTGATGAGCGCGGTACACGCCCGTTTACACAACTCACTACGCCGTGAGTTCAAACTGCTCGCCGGTATTATCCGGGATACTTTAACCTCGTACCCTTACGATGTTGATGAAGACCCTATCATTCTTCAGCAGGACTTTGATGACCGGATTGACATCATTCCAGTTTCAGACCCCAACGCCACATCCTTTGCCCAGCGCATGATGCAACAGCAGGCCGCGTTGCAGACTGCCGCTCAAGCCCCACAGTTGTATGACCTTAGAAAACTTCACCGC